GCCATCGACAATCCCGACGGCGGGGCGGCGGCGGCGCTGAAGCGTGGTGCGGTGACCGGCCTGTCCTTCGGCTACACCGCACGGAGCTTCAACCGCGACAGCGCCGGCCGCGAGCTGACCGACATCGAACTGTTCGAGGTCAGCCTCGTCACTCACCCCATGCAGGATGCAGCGCGGGTCCACCTCGTCGTCTGATCATCCCTTCCCCCTCTCCCTCCCCATCCAGACCGGCCGCCCGTGGGGTGGCCATCCAAGCGAAAGGTGCACTGCCCCATGGAAAACGACACTCCTGTCGAGACCCTCAACGAATCCTTCGACATCCTCGCCCGGCAGGAAGCCGCCGAGGAGGCCCTCGGTGCGCTGCGTTCGGATGTGGAAGAGGTGAAGTCGCGCCTCGACCGCGCCGCCCGGCTGGGCGCCCGCCCGGCGATCGGCGCCGGCCAGGCGATTGCCGAGGGGCTTGAGGTCAAGAGCTTCGTCGACGGCTTCCTTCGCCAGGGCCGCGAGGCCGAGCTGAAGTCGCTCTCCGGCGCCGTTCCCGCTGACGGCGGCTATGCAGTGCCGCGTGCCATCGACGAGAAGATCGCCGGCATCCTCAAGAAGATCAGTCCCATCCGCCAGGTCGCCCAGGTCGTCCAGGTCGGCACGGCCGGTTATCGCAAGCTGATCATGACCTCGGGCACTGCCTCGGGCTGGGTCAGCGAAACCGCCGCTCGTCCGGAGACCAACGCGCCGAAGTTCACGGAAATCGCTCCGCCGTTCGGTGAGCTCTATGCCAATCCCTCCGCCAGCCAGGCGATGCTCGACGATGCCTCGTTCAACGTTGAAGAATGGCTGGCGACCGAGATCGCCGGCGAGTTCGCCCGCGCCGAGGCTGCCGCCTTCGTCAACGGCACCGGCACTAACCAGCCGAAGGGCTTCCTGGGCGCCGCGACCAGCAACGCCGCCGACGCGAGCCGCGCTTTTGGCACGCTGCAGTTCGTCGCCACTGGCAATGCCACCGGCTTTGACACCAGCCCCGAGCTGAAACTGATCGACCTTGTCCACTCGCTGAAGGCGGGCCACCGCCAGGGCGCCGTGTTCCTGATGAACTCGGCCACCTTGGCGCAGGTCCGCAAGTTCAAGGCGGCAGACGGCAGCTTCCTGTGGACCCCGGGCCTGCTCGACGGCGCTCCCGCCCGCCTGCTGGGCTATCCGGTGATCGAGGCCGAGGACATGCCCGACATCGCCGCCGGTAACTTCCCGATCGCTTTCGGCAACTTCCGCAACGGCTATCTGATTGCCGAGCGCAGCGCCACGCGCATCCTGCGCGATCCGTTCACCAACAAGCCGTTCGTGAACTTCTACGCGACCAAGCGCATCGGCGGCCAGGTTCTGGACAGCGAAGCGATCAAGCTCATCAAGATCTCGACCTGACGGGATCCTGATCGTCCGGCCCTCCGCGCCTCCCTCTCCCGGGAGGGCCGGACCAGCTCCCGCGCCCGCCTGCTTTCCCCCTTTTGCAGGTGGGTGCGGGGGTTTCCCTATTCCCAGACACCAGAACATGGAGACCGCCATGAAGCGGGCAATCGTCGCCGCCGCGCCCCTCGCTCCGGCCGCGCTGGCCGAGCTCAAGGACTGGCTCGGCATCACCACGACCGGCGAGGACACCTCGCTCACCACCCTGCTGCGCGCCGCTATGGACACCTGCGAGGCGTTCACCGGGGCCATGCCGCTGATCGCCGAATGCGAGGAGATCATCGCGGTCTGCGCGGACTGGCAGAAGCTTGAAGCCCGCCCCGTCCAATCGATCGATTCGGTTTCGGGCATCCCGGCTACCGCGCCCCGCGCTGTCCTGCCCTCGACCGCCTATGCCATTGACTTCAAGGCCGACGGCACCGGGTGGGTGCGGATCACCGACCCAGGCCTCTACGAAAGGGTTGCCGTCCGGTTTTCCGCCGGCATGACCAGCGAGTGGGCGGGCCTGCCCGAAGCTCTCCGCCACGGGATCATCCGGCTGGCAGCCCACCAATATCGCACCCGCGAGGCAGGCGAGCGCGCCTCGCTGCCGCCAGCCGCCGTGGTCGCCCTGTGGCGGCCCTGGCGCGCCACGCGGCTGCTGTGAGCGCAATTGGCACACCTGGCTCGGCCTTCGAGTGGCTGGCCGCCCAGCTGGAACAGCGGGCCAAGGCCGCTGGCGCGGCAATGGCCGCTGCCCGGAAACACGCCATGACCCGCGATCGCGTCTGGCGCAGCGCCGCCGCGCTGTGGCCGCTCTTCACGAAAGGATAGGCCACCATGGAAATCCCCTTGCGCGCGGCCCTGATCGACTGGCTTCGCCAGGACGCCGGTCTTGCGACCCAGCTCAACTCCGTCACCGAAGAGGCCCCGCCCAAGACGGCCCTGCCCTGGCTGGCAATCGCGACGAGCGCAAGCGCAGACTGGGGCGCAAAAGATCGCCCCGGCCGTGAGGTGCGCGTTGCCCTAGAGCTGCACTGCCGGGGCGACCGGCCGGACACGGCGGGGCTGCTCGTCGGTGCGGTGGAAAGCCGCATCGCGTCGCTCCCGCGCGAGCAGGGCGGGCTTGAGGTCGTGTCGCGCCAGTTCCTACGCGCCCACACCGAGCAACGGGCAGGCAACGTCCGCTCGATCCTCCTGGAATACCGCTTCCGGGTCCTTGCGGTCTGACCGCGTCAGACACCGCTTCCCATCTAACACACGGAGAACTGCCATGGCTGCGCAGACTGGAGCCGCATTCCTTCTAAAGATTTCCGACGGCGCCGCGACGCCCACCTACCGCACCGTCGCCGGCCTGCGGACCACCCAGATGTCGATCACCGGCGATGCCGTGGTCATCACCAGCAAGGACAGCGGCGGCTGGCGCGATCTTCTGGCTGGTGCCGGCGTTCGCCAGGTTTCCGTCAGTGCTGCGGGGATCTTCCTCGGGAGCGCGGCGGAAAACCAGATCCGCGACAACGTGCTGACCGGCCAGATCGCCGACTATGAGCTGAGCTTCGAAGACGGGGCCAAGATGCGCGGCAAGTTCCTCGTCCAGCGGCTTGACTATTCCGGCGATTTCAACGGTGAGCGCAACTACACGCTCTCACTCGAAAGCTCCGGCGCAGTGGTGCCGGCGTGAAGGCTGACTCGGCCAATCCGGAGCGGGGCGAGGCGACGCTGGCTATTGACGGCCGGCCCCGGCTGCTCCGCCCCACCTTCACCGCGCTGGTCGCCGCGGAGGAAGAAATCGGGCCGCTGTTCGAACTGGTCGAGCGTGCAGGGGCTGGCCAGTTGCGCCTGTCCGAAGTGGTCGCGCTGTTCTGGCACTGCCTGGCCGACAAGGACGCGATCCGACGCGACAGCGTGGGCGAGGCCGTGGCGCAGCTGGGGCTTGCCGCCAGCGCCCGTCCGCTGCGTGTCCTGCTCGCCCAGATCCTGCAAGGGCGCGAGTGAGCGAGCGCTTTGCGCCGGTGGCGGGTCGGCTGGCGGCAATCGCCGGCCGCTGCCTCGGTTGGCGACCGGACGAATTCTGGCGCGCGACCCCGGCCGAACTGGCGAGCGTGCTTGCCCAACCCGTCGGCGACAGCCCGGCACCGTTTGGCCGCGACGAACTGCGCCGATTGATGGAGCAACACCATGACTGACACGGTCGACACACTGCTGATCGACGTGCGGGCGAACACGCAGGGCTTCGCCCAAGACGTGGCCACCATGCGCGGCACTTTCGACGGCACCCTTGTGGATGGATTTTCTCGTGCCGGAGATGTGCTGGAGCGGGGGCTGCTCGGCGCGCTGCGACGGGGGAGCCTCGGCTTCGAGGACTTGCGCCGGGTGGCGGTCAACGTGCTCGACTCGATTGCCGCACAGGCCTTGCGGACCGTGCTGGGCGGCTCGAGCTCGGACAGTGGGCCGTTCGGTGGGCTTCTTAACCTCGGAACCAACCTTCTTGGTTCTGTGCTGGGCCTGCCGGGACGCGCGACGGGTGGGCCGGTTTCTCCCGGTGCGCCTTACATCGTCGGTGAAAGAGGCCCCGAGCTGTTCGTCCCGACAAGTGCAGGCCGAGTGGAAAACAGCTTACCCACCGCTGGCGGACGCGATGTGCGCGTTGCCATCACCATCAATTCGGCAGCCGGGGCCGACCCGGCCCAGTCGCTGCAGAGATCGAGCCGCCAGGTGGCGAGCGCCGTTCGCCGCGCCTTGCGCAGCAGCTGAGGGAGGCGACCATGGCATTCTGGCTTTCAACCGCGCGCCAAGGGCAGGAAAGCGACTGGATCCAGCGATTCGACCCGCGCTTCTGGACAGTCAATTTCCCGCGCCCGATGATGGCGAGTGCGATCACGATCGGGCCGGACGGCCTGCGGGTGGACGCTACGTTCCTGCGCACCGGCGATCTGGCCGGGCTGATCTGGGACAGCGTAGACCGCTTCGATCATCCCCTCCTCGCCTACCGGACGGACCGTGATTATTCCCGCACCATGCTGAGCTTTCGCTGGCGCTGCGGCGGGATCATCGCCCTTGATGCGGTGAACGGCCCAACCCTGACCATTGAGGGCAAGAATGCGGCCGGCGCTGCCCGGACATGGTATGCCCGGCTGTGGAACTATGCGATTTCTGGCAGCCCCACGGATGCGCGCATCGAGATCGCCTTTTCCGATCTGGCCGGGGGATTCCTGCTGCCGGAGGAAGCCGATCCGGTCCACCCTGCGGCGATCGACCGCATGTTCATTTCCCTGGTGGCACCGGGCTATGTGCCGGGCGGCACGACTGCGCTGGCCAGCCCGGTCGACGGCTGGATCGAGCTGACGGACATTCGCTGCGACGGCGAACGGGCCATGCTGGAGATCGGCGACGTCATCGTCCCGCCGCACGGCCTTGCCTGTGCAACAGCCTATGATGATTCCTGCAACCAGACTCCTGCCCGATTGCTGCGCAATGTA